TATGTATTGTTCCGTGTGAATCTAAATTTGTTATTAAAGGTGATGATGAATATAAATTAAATGATAGTGTTAAATACCCAAATCATTTTATAGGTTTAGACCAATCACATATGTATAAAGACTGGGCACCATATTTCTTATATTTATTATTTGAAAGATACAAAGCATTAAAAGCTAATAACTTTAAATATTCTACGCCAGATAAAATTACTATAGCAACACGCAAATACCAGGATGAGGCAAATATGTATACTGATTTCTTTAATCAAAAGGTAGAAGAAGCACCAGGCTATAAAGTCGATTTAATAACACTTTATACCGAGTTTCAGCAATTTGTAGGGCGTGATTTTAAAACTATTAAATCAACATTTATGACGCAAATGGAGCGTTTAATTGGTAAAGCAAAAGGTAAAACAAAAGAATATCACGGGTTTCGCATACTAGGCACAACGGGAGAGCAAATTGAACCTATTGATTCTAATATATAAATATTAAACATATAATCTGTTAATTTGTTAAATTTGTTAAGTTGTATTATATTATTTTTTATTTTTTTATTATTTATTATTTATTATTTAAGTATTAAGTTTTTAGACAAAACTTATTTATATAATAAAATTGAATATTATAAAACATAAAATATAAAACATAAAATATAAAATATAAAATATAAAACATAAAATATATAATAATATATACATACTATAAAATGAATACAACAACTATACCAAAACTAGTAAAAAATATAGAAAACTTAATTACAATACGAAAAAAACTTAATTCTACTAAACCAATTATTAAATGGGTGGGTGGTAAAACACAAATTATAGACAAAATCATTGATGAATACACTACGACTATGACACATTATCATGAAATATTTATTGGTGGTGGGAGTGTTTTATTAGAATTATTGTCCTATAAAAAAGCAGGTCATATAACTATTACTGGTACTATAAATGCTTATGATATTAATGAAACTTTAATATCTTTATATAAAAATATTCAGTCTAATCATAATGAACTTTACACTATATTAAAACAAATAATTGATGAATTTAATTCTTGCTCTAATGATGAAAATTCTGTTTTAAATAGAAAACCTACAAATTTAGAAGAAGCACTAAATAAACCAGAAAACTACTATTATTGGTCTCGTATAAAATATAATAATCTATCTTTAATAGAAAAAAATAGTATTCTAGGAACAGCATTATTTATATTTTTAAATAAAACTTGTTTTCGTGGTGTATATAGAATAGGTCCTAATGGTTTTAATGTTCCATATGGTAATTATGCACAATCCGAAATTATTAATAAAGAACATTTACAAGAAGTTCACGACCTAATACAAGGCGTTATATTTACACACTGTGATTTTTCAGTTCCATTACAAAAATGCGTTGGTGATGTTGCTAATGGTGATGTCGCTAATAGTGGCGATTTCATCTATCTTGATCCACCTTATGCTCCTGAAAATAGTAAGTCATTTGTAGGATATAATAAGGATGGATTTGATTTAGAACAACATAAAAAACTCTTTGGTTTATGCAAAGAATTACATACAAAAAAAATAAAATTTGTAATGAGTAATGCTGATGTTGAATTACTAAAAGAGCATTTTCCGCACGAAATATATAATATACAATCTATTATTGCTAAAAGAAGTATTAATAGTAAAAAACCAGGTTCACAAACACAAGAATTAATAATTAAAGGTGGATTTTAATAAAAAGCCTTTCTAAAAAATATTTTTAATTATGTTTTTGACACGGCTTTTTCTAAAAGCTGTAATTTATATCTATTAAATGAAACACATTTTATACTTGTTAAATCTAATGGATTTGTAAATATAAATTTCCATATATATATAATATTTTCATAAGTAGTAATAAATAATGTTATTATTTCTTTTTTTTCTTTTACATAATCATATATAGTTCTATATGGATAATAAAGTTGCCTAATATTAAAATTATTTATTTTATTTGTTTTACATTCAATTACTAATATTTTATTTTCACTTTCATAACAACCATCGGTTTCATATTGAGAACCTTTTACATCTATATTTTTATCTCCTAATTTCATATTAAAATTACATCTATGACGACCATTCAATAATGAACCAAATAGTATAGGTTCATTCAAATATTCTTTAGTTTCAAATAGACCACTATATCTTAAATTATCTAAATTAGAACTTTCACTTTGACCTATATTTAGTATAAGTGATTTAATATTACGACATATTTCAATTATTGATGTTTCACTTTTATATTCTAAATCATAATAAATATGTGTTTTTGTTAGTAAATATTCACCATTTTTTATAGATATGATACATATATTATAAGTTTTAAATATGGGTGGTAATGTATCATATGTATCGTGTTTGCATAATAATCTAGGTTCAAATTGACTTTTCTTTCCTTTCCAAGTATCTTTTGCGTTTTTTATATCTTTAGATGTTATTATTTTTTCATCAATACCTTTATAATTAATAGTATTTAATATATGTTCCCAGATAGTTATAGTATTAGTATCTGTAATAGTATTAAACTCATATTCTTCAATAGTATTTTCATCACTATTTAAATTTAATTTATTTAATTTATTAATTATTTGTGTTATTTTTGTTATTTTTGTTATGTACTACTTTATTTTTGGTTAAAATTTTAATAAAAACTTATTTATATATTTATATATTTATATATTTATATTCAATTTTTTATATGTTAATAATATTGTTTCTAGCAGTTAATAATATAGTCTTCTAGAATATAATAATATAGTCTTCTAGGATATAATATATATAGTTTATAACAATTATTAAATAATTTGCTTCTAGTAGTTATTAAAATAGTCTTCCAGGATATAATATATAGTGTTTATAGCAATTATTAAATAATTTGTTTCTAGAAGTTAATAATATAGTCTTCTAGGATATAATATATAGTGTTTATAACAATTATTAAATAATTTGTTTCTAGCAGTTAATAATATAGTCTCCCAGGATATAATATATAGTATTTATAACAATTATTAAATAATGTGTGCCTAGCAGTTAATAATATAGTCTTCTAGGATATTAAAAATAACTAAATAACTTATAATATATATTCTCATTTAAGAATAAATATAAAAAACATAATAAAAACATTAAACATTAAAAATAATAACAATAATAAAAAAAATAAAAAGAATATAATAATAATAATATATAAATAATTAAATAAATTATTATTATGAATATATTTATATTTAATCGTGGTTTGCGTATAGTTGATAATACAACATTAATAAAACAGATTAAAACATATGGTAATATTGTGCCTATATTTATATTTCCACCAGAGCAAATAGACCCAGTAATTAATACATATTTTAGTAATAATTGCGTCCAGTTTATGATTGAATCATTACACGAATTATATAATGATATTAAAAAGTATAATGGTGAATTATATTTTTTTAAAGGTACAAATATAGATGTATTAAACGCATTACATAAGTATGAAATGATTAATTCAATTGGTTTAAATTTTGATTATACGCCATATGCTAGACAGCGTTCAGATGATATACACCAGTTTTGTAAATCTAATAAAATTAATTTTTTAGAATATGAAGATTATTTAATACATGATATATTAGATAAAAAAATAAATAAACTAGATGGCACGCCATATTTAAAATTTACACCTTTTAAAACACATTGTATTAATACATTAACAGTACGCCCAGTTGATAAATTTAATGAATTTAAATTTTACAAATTAAAACACCTAAGTATAAGCAAGCAATCGGCATCACAGGCACACGATCAAGCGCAACATATTAAATATAATATACCTCTAGATACAATTAATACATTTTATAAAGAAAACGTAAATATTAATGTTAGAGGAGGACGTATTAATGGACTTAAAATAATAAATAATATTGGTAAATTTAAAACATATCAAGAGCAACGCGATACACTTATTTATAAAACAACTTTCCTAGGCGCATATATGCATTTTATGACGATATCAATACGTGAAGTATATCATAAAACAGCAAATGCTTTAGGCGTTCATTGCGGATTAATTAGCGAATATTACTGGCGCGATTTTTATGCGGGTATTACATTTAATTTTAAACACGTTTTACAAGGCCAGCTTTGTGGTTCTAGGCGCAAAGATGGATACGGAGACGCCCAGCTTTGTGGTTCTAGGCGCAAAGATGGATACGGAGACGCCCAGCTTTGTGGTTCTAGGCACAAAGATGGATACGGAGACGCCCAGCTTTGTGGTTCTAAACACATAATTGGGGGTGGGCAATTAGGTGGTTCTAGGCACATAATTGGGGGTGGGCAATTAGGTGGTTCTAGGCGCAAAGATGGATACGGAGACGCCCAGCTTTGTGGTTCTAAGCGCCTTATTAACTTAAGTTATAAACAACCGTATGATAATATTAAATGGATAACAAATAAAAAATGGTTTGATGCTTGGTGTAATGGTTCTACAGGATTCCCCGTAATTGATGCTGCAATGAATCAATTAAATACTATAGGTTTTCAACATAATCGGTGCAGAATGCTAGTTGCATCATTTCTTACTAAAGATATGCATATTGATTGGCGTAAAGGTGAAAAATATTTTGCTACTCAATTAGTGGATTATGATGTTATGTCAAATAATCAAGGTTGGATGTGGTCTACCGGTAATGGCACTGACGCACAACCATATTTTAGAATATTTAATCCCTGGACGCAACAAATAAAATTTGATAAAAACTGCGAATATATTAAAAAATGGATACCTGAATTACTAGACATTCCAAATGCTGATATTCATACTTGGCACTTACCTGCTATACATAATAAATGGTTAGCAACTGGCGTAAAATATTACAAACCAATATTAGACCATAATACAGAACGCGATTTAACACTAACAATGTATAAAGCCATAAAAGAATAATCAGAGTAAAAAGAGTAAATAGAGTAAATAGAGTAAAAAGAGTAAATAGAGTAAATAGAGTAAAAAGAGTAAATAGAGTAAAAAGCATAAACAGGAGTAAAAATATTTATAATTTTTATTAAAAAAAATATTATATATATATAAATAATTAATAAACTTATAAAATAATATTTTAAAAATAATATTGTAAAAATGATTGATTATAAAAAAGAAGTTGTAATTCGAAGTATTAAAATGTTAGATATTGGTTGTTTAACAATATTATATTTTACAATTGGTTATTTTGTATCATATGCTATAAATTTAATGTATAATGATTTTTATCCTAATGATACACATAATAAAACTATATTGTTTCTTGAAGTATGTTCGCAAGTATTTATATTAGGTATTATAATATATATTATTAGAAATATTATACAATTAATTCCATTTCCATTAAATGGTATTTATGGTTATAAGCATAATAAAGTACCAGAATTTCACGAAGGGGGCATTGCTTTAGGTTTTGGTGTATTTTTTGCACAAGAAAATATAAAATTAAAAATGGCATATATTTTAAATAATTCTAATACAGTATCTATACAGGATGATAATGACTAGGATGACTTTATGCCTTAAATAAATAAATTGTTGTATATGATGTAATTGTTAATAATATAAATAAAATAAATACAGTAAAAAGTGATTCTGCTTTTATTAAACCTATAAATATTATTATAAGTAATATAATAATACTAATTAAAATATTAATATCATCCATTATTTAATTTAATATTTTTATTATTTTTATTATTCTTATTATATATGTATAATAAAATAATTACTAATATTTATTATTAATAATAATAATTAAAATATTATATAATAATAATAATAATAATTTATTTAAAATGACAAAACAATATACGTTAAAAAAAAAGGCAAGTGTTAATCACAAAAATACTAAATTGCGTTCTTCTTCTACATCACGTTCATATAATTTACAAAAATATCGTAAAAATAAGACTGTAAAGAAAGCAAATGGTGCTAATAGGTTAAAGTTAACTAATTTAAGGGGGGGGGTTAAGTGGCCGTCGTGGTGGCGGTGGGGGAGGAAGAGAGAGATAGCACCCCCACTGCCACCACGACGGATGACAGCGTGGGCTAACACGGAAAATGTTCAGGAGAAATCTAACGTACTTACATTAACGACTGGTCATGAGCCTAATACTGGTAGTGAGCATAAGACTGGTGTGCTCAACAAACATGGTGCTATGACAAAACAAAAAATAAAAGAGCGTAACGCAGCAAAAGCAGCAAAAGCAGCAAAAGCAGCAGCAGCAGCAGCAGCAGCAGCAGCAGCAGAAGCAGCAGCAATTGAACAAAGGTTAACAAAGTTAAAGACACATAATGACGCTCTTAAAAAGACACCTAACATTATTGCATTTACACATTTATGGTATAAGGTTTGGCCTGATCATGGTGCACCTACACCTAAAAATTACCACATATTTAGAATATATTTGTTGGAATGTTATTATGCTATTACAAAACACAGCACGTATGATACAACTGTAATACATTGCTCGGCAGGTGTTGGACGTTCAGGTACAATTTATATTTTATTACAATGCATGTTTAAATATGGTGTAGAATGTATTTATGAAAAAATGCCAAACGAATCACACACAGATGCCATTACTATTGATACTATTATTGATATGATTACAGAAGCAAGAAAATACAGAGTATCAATTGTGCAATCCAAAGAACAATTTATGTTTATTTTAATGATGTTGGGTTTAAGATCAACATCATCAACATTAACAAAAAAAGAACAAGAAGCACAAACAGAAGCTGACAACAAAAAATATAATGCTATTAAACAAATCGTTGATACCTACACGCAAACCGAGGGTAAAGAAAACGCCGGTAAAAACCGATATAAGAATATAATACCATATGATTACAATATAGCTAATAATAACGAGAAGTTTTATATTAATGCATCAGTAATGGAACCATTTTATCTTAATTCAATGCGCGCAGACGCATTTAATGTAATATTAGCACAAGGACCTAACGACTCGACATTGCAAGAGTTTTATAGAATGTTAGACTGTTATAACGTAAAAACTATTATTATGCTAACGAATTTAATAGAAGGCAGCACAAACAAATGTGCAGCTTATATTAGTCTTAATTCGACAGGTATTGATTCGAAAATTATGTCTGACAAATCTCATAGCGACAACTATGAGATTTGTGAATTAAAGTTAACAAAAGATAGCACTAACAAAAATAATTTTACTTTAGTTTATGAGCCTCAACCTATAAACGCCTGTAGAACTGACAAAAGTAATTTTACTTTAGATTATATAAAAGATAACCTTAAGGAAACTCCGGTTATGCAACCGGTGAATCCGATCAAGTGGTTTGACAATAACCCGCTTAATGAATCATCATCATCTGATAATCCTAATAATCCTAATAATCCTAATAATCCTAATTTCGAAAGTGTTGTTATGGATGCTAAGCGCATACCACAAGAAATATTTTTCAGTAGTGACGAATTCAACACACGTTTTGGTACGCGTGGATGGTTTCCGCAACGCACTTACTGTAATATTAAACTTACAAAATATCCTAATATATTTTTGTGTTTTTGTAGGGATGTTGTATCCCAACAAGGCAAAAAAGGCACAAACACTTATACATTTTATATATTAATACCATCAATAATGAAACCAAGAGAATCCGTACAAACATATAATATTACGTTTGACTTTGTATCTGGATACGACATAAACGAAAGCTCTATTACAATGTTATTTGACAGAGCTGACGCTTACGTTTGCAACATAAAAAAGGAAAGTATTAAAAACGACAAAGATAAATCATATGAAATACCACCAGACACTATGTGCATTCTGCCTATACAAGATAAAGATATTAAAAGTATTGAAAGTATTGATAAACTTATGAACTGGAGCACCGACGGAACAGACATAACTGTTAACTCAGTAACTTTAAAAATGTTCGATTATGCCAACAATCAAATAATATATAAAGATACAACTAAAGAAGAAAATGAAGTTAACGAACTAGTAAGCAAAATATTAAACATAGATGGCAGCATCGTGAGGACAGTATCAACATCAAATGATAAAACTACGAATTCAACCAACGCACAAGTTAGCATAGCTAAAATTGAAGCAAACTTTATTTATTATAGTACAACAAAAATATTTAAACGCGGAGCTACTTGTAAGACATATAATATAAATAATAATAATAAAGCAAAACCCAAATAATTTAATTTATTATTGTTATTATTTTTATTTTTTTAATATATTTTTTTTTGATTTATATAAAATATTATTAAAAATTAAAATATTATATAATAATAATATTATAATAATAATAATAATAATATTTAATTTAAAATGCCAAAATTATATACATCAAAAAACACATACTAGTATGAAAAGAAAAAATACTAAAACACACCATAAAAATACATTGAATAAATGTCGTAAAAATAAATCACTAAGGAAAAGCAATTAGCACATTCTACAAATAATAATACATTTTTCAGTATTCGGATTAACACTATGAATATAATTACATTTATGATCACGTTTTACACTAACGCTAATGAATCTTTTACAATAATAGGGGTTGGATTTAAATATTATTAATTATTCTGATAATAATAAAATTAAAAATATAATTCTTGTTGCAATAAACATAATTAATAGTATTCAACCAAATAGGCACAAAATACTTATATATAACCTATTTAATATTCTATTTATAAAAATAATTGAATCACTCTACAGCATCCATATACTCAACAATATTCATATGATTCAATATTAATACATTAATAATATTTTTATTATGTATTGTTTTGTTTTGTTTTTTATTATTAATTGTGTGCCCGTTTAAACATAAACCATTAATAAACCATTAATAAAACATTAATAAAACATTTAATAAATTAATATTTATTTTAATAGTTCTACCAGTATGGGTTTATGGTCTGATGCCAAATATTTAACGTGTGGTATATGTATATTTAATGGTTTATTATAAGTATCTATTACGTGGTCGTAATGTGTAGTTCGATTTATACAACACGTCAATATATGTTTTTGATGATAATAAAAATCAATATTATCTAAATTTATAGTATTTGGTAATGTATTTGAACTAAATTTTTTAATATCATAATTGAAATCACCTGATATAATATATCGCGTTTGCGTATTATTATTAAATGTATTATTAATTGTATTATTAATTGTATTATTAAATGTATTTGTATTATTAAACATATTATTAATAGCTTGTTTTACTGTCATTATTAATGTTTGTAATTTATTATAAACAGTATTGCCATTATAATGTCCTAAATGAACATTAATTAAACATATATTGTTTGAAAATAATATTGCCATCCACGGTCGCCCTTTTTCAAATTCCCCCTTTATTATTTTTATACATTTATATTTACTATTCCAAAAAGTTGCTAAACAATCTAAACCGGATGCGTGCGTTTGAAATAACATTTTTGAAAGTTTAGGGCATTGTTTTATTAATTGTTTATAATCAGATGCTTCTTGTAATGTTATAAAGTTAGCAGGGTTTTCATTAATAACATTACCAATATTTGATACACAAATTGAATTGTGTTTTGGATCATTTATATCTGTATTATTATTACATAAATCCCAATGTTTATCAGAACCCGTCATAGACTCCCACGAAATATTATATGATAATATGCTAATATGCTTACGTTTATGTATTTTGCTCTGTGTTTGCTTAATATTACCTCCTAACATTTTATTATTGTTTCTAGCAGTTTTCTTTTTCATATCATTATTATTGTTTATTATTGTTTATTATTGTTTATTATTGTTTATTATTGTTTATTTAGATTTTAATTTAATGTTAATTTAATGTTAATTTAATGTTAATGTGTATTAATTTGTAGTGGGTTGTATTGGGTTGTATTGGGTTGTATTGGGTTGTATTGGGTTGTATTGGGTTGTATTGGGTTGTATTAATTAATTTGTAAATGCTAATCCCGCCATACCTGATAATATACGTAATACATTATAATTTGTGGCATATACGCGTATTTTTGCTGTATCGGCAGTTGGTGATGTTAATGCCGATGTATATGTTGCAGTTGATATATTTAATTTTAATTGTGCGATATCAATACGTGAAAAATTACACGTTCCGCTTGGTTGGTGTTCCTCAGGTTTTAAAGCAAATGAATATACATTTATACCGATTGCTGGGCAGTTTTCGTGGCATTCTTGTGGTATTACAGTATTAAAATAGCGCCCTTCACGTGCTGTTAATCTATCGTGTCCGTTAAGCATAACTTTTGCTAATTCAGTGGGGTTTTCTCCGCTATCAAAAACGGGCAAATGAGCAGTCCATGCACGATTTGATACGTTGCTTGTTGTATTAAATAAATCATCAAAATATAAACCATTTATTGATACACTACCATTTACTCCTGATTTACCAGCAGTTGAAACGCTACCATTTGCGGTGCCACTCATTGGTAGACTTGAATACCAGTTTCCAACATTAAAAGCTGCGGTTCCTATACCGCCTCCGAGTGGGTCTTGTGGTGTGCCTGAAAAATATGTATAATCGATTGAGTCTGTAAAATTAAACCATTGTTTGCCACCGTAATTATTCATTAAAGACGTATTAATTAAACTGTCTTTTTGTATTGTCCATATAAGTTCTTTAACAGGATGAGTAAATGCCATTTTAACTAATTCCGAAGTGCTATTAATAGGCATATCACCTGTAAATTGTAATTGTTCTATTAAGTATTCATGACTTGCCTGTGCAAATCGCCGACGCTCGTCTGTATCTAAATAAATATAATCAACCCACAATGATACATCGCCTAAATCACCTGGAACACGATTTGAATGACTAGCCCAATAGCAATCTTGAACATTTGCTAAATTTAGATTAATTTGTATATCGTGATATTGTAAAGCAATTAATGGTAGTGCCAGTCCTACATTACGATTAAACCAAAATCGTAAAGGTACATATAATGTAATGCTAGGGGTTGTATCTGTTGTTGATTGAACCAGTTTTGGTACATTTCCTGCCATTGTTGCGTATCCTGCTTGATGACCGAATGTTTGTGTTAATTCATTCCATATATGCAACCAATGTCCGTAGTGTCTATCAATGCGCTGACCGCCGATAACAATTTCTGCTTGTTGAACAATAATATGACTTAACCAATTTAACCATCTAAATTGTGTTGAACCATTACTAGCAACCGCGGGTAATTTAATAGTAATATACATTCGATATAGTAAGTCGCCATTGCGAGCAATTGTAGCACTAACAGAATGTCCCCAGTTTGCGATACCATTAAATACTTGTTGTATTGGTTCTATTGAAAAATTAGTATGACGTCTATAAACAACTTTAAAAAATGTTATTTGTGGATTTCCTGTAAGATATACATCTTGTGAGCCATATGCTACTAACTGCATTAATCCTCCTCCCATATTTAATTAAATTAATTAAGAATTAATGATGAATTAATTATATATTATATTATTTAATTATATATTTAATTATATATATATACTTATATAAACTTGTGTTTTTATAAACTTGTATTTTTATAAACTTGTGTTAACTTAAAAAACAATTAAAAACATATGTAAAAAATTATATAACTATATTTTAGATAAATTAGATAAAAGTTTTACAGCATCATTTTCAAAATAAAAGATAATAAATCCAGAACCTATACCAATTAATCCTCCAACACTTACTTGTTGTATAGTATGACATCCTTCAATATATACCCTACTATATGAAATATAGATTGCTACACACATAATTACTATACAATATAATACTAACCATATATAATTATATATTGTTATATTGTTATTATGTGTTGCATTTGTTGCATTTGTTGCATTTGTTGCATTTGTTGCATTTGTTGCATTTGTGTTTTGATTATTATAAAAATTGTTAATTACTTTACATATTATATATGTTGCAACAGTCCACGCGGTTTGACTATGCCCGCTAGGCATTCCATAACTTGATGATATCTTATTATCTAATGTAAAAGCACACGAATTTTCACCTAGAGGGCGTTCCCCTATACCTAATATAGGTAATCTTGTTTTATTCAATAATTTATACAATGGTTTTGCAATCGCATTTTTAAATATCCAATTAGACCCTATTACTAAAAAAAAACATATAAACAAATATATTGATGATGGTGATTGCATTATAATACATTTTAACATTATTATAATATATATTATAACTGGTGATACCCTAGATAATGTAGGTAATAATTCTTGCCGTTTATCCATTCTAGTAGTTTATTGTGTTTTTGTGTTTATGTGTTTTTGTGTTTATGTGTTTTTGTGCTTTTGTGTTTTTGTGTTTTTGTGTTTTTGTTATTTATTATTAGTATTTATTATTAGTATTTATTATTAGTATTTATTATTAGTATTTATTATTAGTATTTATTAATAGTTTATTAGTTTCGTTATCCTAGGAGACTATTTTTTAATCTGCTAGAAACACATATTTAGAATTTGTTAATAGTTTATTAGTATTTGTTAATAGTTTATTAGTATTTATTAATAGTTTATTAGTTTTGTTATCCTAGATGACTATTTTTTAATCTGCTAGAAACAAATATTTAGTATTTGTTAATAGTTTATTAGTATTTGTTAATAGTTTATTAGTATTTATTAATAGTTTATTAGTATTTATTAATAGTTTATTAGTATTTATTAATAGTTTATTAGTATTTATTAATAGTTTATTAGTTGCGTTGTCCTAGAAGACTAATTATTAATCTGCTAGAACACAATATTTAGAATTTAGTAATAGTGTATTAGTATTTATTAATAGTGTATTAGTATTTATTAATAGTTTATTAGTTTCGTTGTCCTAGAAGACTATTTATTTATAAACTCTTAAAAAAAATAATCTTCTAAAACTATTTATTTAATATACTTACTTTAATATTTAATAATTTTATATTAGGCAAGTTATGCAAGTTATGCAAGTTATGCAAGTTATGCAAGTTATACACGTTATACACGTTATACACATTTACAAATTTACGCATTGCTCTATTAAGTATAATGTATCAATTAAACCTAGCATACAATTATAAGTGCGGGCAGTAGAATATTGTTTATCAGTTAATTTGCCAGCACCATGCTTATTAGCATTATTTTTATTAGTATTATACCATTCATATTGTTTATTATTATATAATGTCATATTATAATTTATAAAGTTATTTACAATTATATCAATTATATGTGGTGCAATATCTTCATATTGTGGTGAATTGCGTAATAGGATATTAATACGTGCTTCTAATAAATCGCAAAATTTCTGTTTTTGTATTGATGGGCGATGAACACTTGTTAATGTATCTTTAATAAATACAAATGAATGATTATTAAATGTTTTATTTAGTCTTTCAACTAGCAGATATTTAATATCAATAAGCGCAAAATTTACTTTAAACGGTTTAATAGTATTAAATAATCTAAATAATTGTTTTGTATCATTGTGTATTGGTGTACTTGCTTTATATAATTGAACCCAAAATAACATATGTGAACACGTTTGCTTTGCTAATAATATTTTAATACATTCTAGGCGATGATGTCCATCTATTATTTCTAGTAAATTAGTTGGTGTATCAGTTAAATACTCTGTATATTCAATTACTGCGATTGGGCACGGAAAATATAATAAATTATTATTTTCTATATACATTACCATATTATTAATATGTTCAATATTTAATTGTGTATTTATTGCTGTTGTTTTTATTTTACTAAATTTTGTAATTGTTGCTATATCATTTAATAAATAATGTTCACATTTAATATCGCTTTTATCTGGTTGCGCTTTATTAAATACAGTATTCTTATATGCTATAAATTCTGGTGATGTATTAGAATATGTTTTTATTTGTAATTGATTAGATTCACTAGGATCACTAGATTCACTTTCCATAGGAACTGGATTTATATGTAAGGCAGATAGCTGAGGCATATGATACATTTGAGATGCGAGCATGTTGTCTAAGCTATGAGCATCATAAAATATATCAGTTACATTTTGAACTGGTGGTATTAAAAATGTATTTACAGAAGAAGAAAACATTTCTAATTAATTTAGATACTTAGATACTTAATACAACTACCTTAAATAATAAAATAATAAAATAATAAAATAATAAAATAATATTATTAAAATATAAATCAATTTTAATTTTACAACTATATTTATAATTTATTGTGCTTTGTCTGTGGAATTTAGTAAAACCTATTTTTAGAATTTATGTTATCCTGGCAGATTATGTTTTATCTGCTAGAAACAAATATTTAGAATTTATTAATAATTTATTAGTATTTGTTAATAGTTTATTAGTATTTATTAGTATTTATTAATAGTTTAATAGTTTCGTTATCCTAGGAGACTATTTTTTAATCTGCTAGAAACAAATTTTTAGAATTTATTAATAATTTATTAGTATTTGTTAATAGTTTATTAGTATTTGTTATCCTAGAAGAGTATTTTTTAATCTGCTAGGAACAATTATTTAGTATTTATTAATAGTTTATTAGTATTTGTTAATAGTTTATTAGTTTTGTTATCCTAGAAGACTAATTATTAATCTGCTAGGCACAATTATTTAGTATTTATTAATAGTTTATTAGTATTTATTAATAGTTTATTAGTATTTATTAATAGTTTAATAGTTTCGTTATCCTAGGAGACTATTTTTTAATCTGCTAGGCACAATTATTTAGTATTTATTAATAGTTTATTAGTATTTATTAATAGTTTATTAGTATTTGTTATCCTAGAAGAGTATTTTTTAATCTGCTAGAAACAAATATTTAAAATTTAGTAATAATTTATTAGTATTTGTTAATAGTTTATTAGTATTTATTAGTATTTATTAGTATTTATTAATAGTTTATTAGTATTTGTTAATAGTTTATTAGTTTTGTTGTCCTAGAAGACTATTTTTTAATCTGCTAGAAGACAATATTTAGTATTTATTAAACAAATATAATAATATAATAATAATAGTAATTTAATATTTATTAATACATAATATTATTATATAATATAATATAACTTGCAAAACTTATTAATTAACCCTAGTAATCCCTAACCCAGCAATTATGAATTTAGAATTAGAAACGTGGGATATTATCGATTCGTATTTTCGTGATATCCCGAATTATTTAGTTAGGCACCATATTGATAGTTATAACGATTTTATACAAAAAAAAATACCGTCAATTATTAAAAACTTTGCTAATGATGCACCATTTATATTAATTGATAAAGATGACGATACAATTATATATGAAATTAAATTATATTTTGGAGGTAAAGCAAGCGACCGATACAAAATAGCAAAACCAACAATTATCAATTATCCAAATGGAGATATCAAACAATTATATCCAAACGAAGCACGATTAAAAAAATTAACATATGGGTTTGATATATTTATTGATATTGATGTTGAATATACTATTAAAAAGAACGGCACAATAATATTAGATAAAGCTGAAAGCACACGAACAGAACTTATAAAAGATATTTATTTAGGTAAAATACCAATTATGTTAAAATCAGATACGTGTGTATTAAGCACAGCAACTGATGTATTATTAACACAAATGGGGGAAGATAAATACGATATAGGTGGATACTTTATTATTGATGGTGCTGAAAAAGTCATAGCATCACAAGAGCGTAAAGCAGAAAATATTATATTTTTAAATACTATACCACAATCAACAGGTACAGAGAAATACACGCACATAGCAGAAGTAAAATGTGTTAATATGGAAAAATTATCAAATGCTCGTACAGTTAAATTACAACTAGAGACATATAGCAATTGCATAACTATACGTTTAGGACAACAAAAACCATTACTTAAAGAAATTGAAACACACGATCATAAAAAACGCGATGTTCCAATATTTATTATGTTTCGCGCATTAGGTATTGAAAGCGATAAACACATTTTACAATATATTATTGGCGATTTAAAAGGCACCCTCGCAGAACAAATGTTAGACTTATTACGCCCTAGCATTCTAGATCCATTTATATTAGAAGACAAAATATATGATAAAGAAAGTGCAGAAATCTATTTATATAAATTACCATCACGGTTAGCATCACAACAAATAAATACAGCAACAAAAGGCGACCATATATCAATTAAAAATGATAATACATATAAAGCATCATTATTAAGCACTTTATATGCAACATTTGATGAAGGTTTATTTCCGCATATTACAAATGCAAATGGCAATACTAATAAAGCAAAAGCATTCTATTTAGGTTATGTTATTCGTAAATTATTATTATTAAAATTAGGATTGGTTAAAGATACTGATAAAGACAATTTTACGAATAAACGTATTGATTTATCAGGATTTTTACTAGCAACATTATTCCGTGAAGCAATGGCACAGGTATTACGTGCATCACGTGTAGAAATTAACAGACAATATATATTTAATTATAAAGAATATAGTGGCAATAATATTGTTGATATTATTAATGAAACTAATATAACTAAAATATTTAATCGTGATATATTTAAAAAGCATTTTAATGGTGCTATTAAACGAGGTACTATAGGGCAAAAAGTGGGTATCGTTCAAGCATTAGACAGAAAATCATATAACTTAATGGTCGCACATATGCGGCGTATTATTGATAATGTTGTGGGAGGAGTAGTTGCAACCCCACGCAGGCGATTACACGCATCACAATATGGATGCGTATGCCCTGTAGAAACACCCGAAGGGCAAAAAGTCGGATTAAATAAAGGACTGGCAATAATCTCACATATTACATTTGGATGTAAAACACAACCCATATTACAATTTGTAATCAATGAAGGTACGGAATTAATAGACGATTTAATGCCAACGGAAATCCAACACTTATGTAAAATATTTATAAATGGTAATTGGATTGGATGCCATCGCAACCCATTATATTTATATAATATATGTTTATTATATCGACGTAATGGTTTAATAAACGTTTTTATATCTATTACTTGGGAACGCGCAACTAATGAAATAATAATATTTACAGATGGTGGGCGATTTGTGCGCCCATTATATATAGTTGAAAATAATAATATACTATTACAACCAAAACACATTAAAGATATAAATGCAAAGGTGCTTACATTTACGGATTTAGTTTCAGGATTTGCTAAGCGCACAGGCGAATATAATTATTATAATGATGAATTAGAAGATTTATCAAGTATTGGAATACATAAAACAGATAATCTATATATTGAAAAAATGCGAAATACACAGGCATTAATTGAATATGTTGATTGTAATGAATTAGACACTTGCATGTTATCAATCGGTTTTAATATTTCACCAACAAGCTTACAAAAATTTACACACGTTGAATTACACCCGAGTTTAATGCTATCATTTAATGCCCATTTACTACCATTTAGCGACCATAATGCGGGAGCGCGTGTTATATTTTCAAGCAAACATGTAAAACAAGGTATATCAACATATGCGATGAATTTTAATAATCGTATTGATACATCATCAGCAATATTAAATTATCCAGAAGTACCGCTAACGCAGGGTCGTTTATATAATGCAATAACACACGGAAAATATGGACAGGGGCAAAATATTTTTGTAGCAGTTGCTAGTTATAATTATAATCAAGAGGACGGTATTGTTGGTAATCAAAGTGCGATTGATATGGGATTATTTCATACAAGTAGTTTTAAATCGTATTATGATTTTGAACAAACCGACACACAAACTGGCGAAACTAGCACATTTTATAACCCCACATTTCAAACTGAAATGCCACATTATCCTACTGAGCTACCACCGAAATTACGTATGGATTATAGCAAAATTGATAAATACGGTCTGCCAATTAAAGGTAGTAGATTAGAAGATAATGATGTTGTTATTGGTAAATATATTAAATGTAAAGGCGCGGATTTTGATGGATCTGGGAATTCCTATAAAGATGTGTCAGAACAAACACGAATAGATACTAAGCAAACATATATTGATAAAGTGTATACCTGGCAAACAAATACTGCTGGTGATAGAGCAGTAAAAGTGCGAACTTGTAAAATTAAAGTACCTATAATGGGTGATAAATTTGAATCACGATGTGGGCAAAAAGGTACGTTAGGAAATATATTGAAAAAGGAGGATTTACCCTATACGGAAGATGGAATAATACCTGATTTAGTATTGGATCCATGTAGTTATCCTAAGCGTATGACGGTCGCCCAATTTATAGAAATCTTAGCAGGTAATCTATGCGTTGATTTAGGGTTTATTGGTACATATAATGCTTTTGACACTATTAATATTGAACAAATAAATGACATATTAGAAAACATTGGATTATCATCATATGGTGATCGGGTTTTATATAATGGTTTAACTGGTGAACAAATGGATGTTAATATATTTAGCGGTGTTATACATTATCAACGCTTATCGCTTTTGGTTGATGATAAAATAAATACACGAGTATCTGGTGCCCGTGAAAACGGTGTGCCTATTCCCGGAGGATTATATACAGTAAAAGAACGTCAAAGCGTTCACGGTCGGGCAAATGGTGGCGGGTTAAAATTTGGTGAAATGGAACGCGACGCATTGATTGCACACGGTATATATGGATTTATTAAAGAAAGTTATATTGAGCGTTGTGATAAGTTTATAATATATGTTAGTAAAGCATCTGGGGATATATCAATAGCAAATCCAATAAATAATATATTTTACGACAATATTACAGATAAGAAAACAACATATCAAATAAGCGATGGTATTAATATGCAACAATTTGATGACAATATTAATACTAATACTAATACTAATGCAAATATTACAACAGATAATATTTTAGGTGTAAATATGTATTATCAGCAATCAACCGATTTTATACAGTTAATAGTTCCATATACATTTAAATTATTTATACAAGAATTGCAGGGAATGTGCATGAATATAAAATTTAATGTGTCCCGCCTAAGACAATATATTAATAATATGAATGATGTAAATGATGTAAATGATGTAAATGATGCTATACATAATAATGATAGTAATAGCAATAGTAATAGCAATAGTAATAGCAATAGTAATAGTGATAGTAATATTAATAGTAGTAATAGTGATAGTGATAGTAGTGATAGTAATAGTGATAGTGATACAATGAATGATAAAAAAACACATAAACATAAATCAAAAGAACTAATTGAATTAAATAATTATGATATAGACATGTTAATGAATAAAAAAGAAACAGATAAGCGCGATGCCGATAATGTTAATAGTGATGAAGATACTAGCAATAGCGATGCCGATAATAGCAATAGCGATGCCGATACTAGCAATAATAATAATAGTTATGATAAACAATCTGGGGGTGCAACTAGTGATGATAATTATACTGAAACTGAAGACGATAAAGATAAAGATAATGATAATGATATAATATCAGATAATGATGAAATATTACATAATAAATTTAATACAAGCAATAATAATTTACAGCAATCAACACAATTTTCTAATACTAATGATATGAATAGTAGTAGTACGAGTGGTAGTTCGAATGGTAGTGCTAGTAATAATAATATGCTTGAACCTTTATCTATACCTAATAATATGGATACAGAGGTACAACATATAGGCGGTTATAATACAATGGATAATGATACTATTGAAAATGATTCTAGAATAATTGAAGATGTAAATGCAACATTATTAGGATTACAAAAAGGCGGGACACACTTTAATAATAATACCAATAATAATAATACCAATAATACCAATAATACAAATAATATAGAAAACATTATAAAGCATAATACAGACACAATACAACCACAGATGGGCGGTACAAATTCACAATATCATACTATAGGTATGCAATCACCAAATCAAGGACATAATCAAGGACATAATCAGGGGTATGCACCTGGATTAAACTTTTCTTTTAATCAAAATACCCAATCTGGAGGAATGCATATTCCAAATTTTCAAAACATATCAGAAAGTTATAGAAATAATAATAATAATAATAATAATAATAATAATAATAATAATAATAATAATAATATGCAATCTGGTGGCACTAGTATTCCTAATATACAAAACATATCAGAAAGTTATAGAAATAATAATAATATGCAATCTGGTGGTATGCCTGGAAAATCAGTATCATTTAATAATAATATTAAAGTAATTGAAATAGATACAAAACTTAAAAATGGATATTTATATAGTGGTAGTAATAAATTAGACCCTTTTACTAATACTCATACTAATACTAATACTACTTTATAAGTAATTTAAGTAATTTGTAATTTGTAATTTGTAATTTGTAATTTGTAATTTGTAATTTGTAATATACTTTTATGAAAAAACATAAGTAAAACACAGAAGTAAAACACAGAAGTAAAACACAGAAGTAAAACACAGAAATAAAAATTGATTATATAAATACTAAATACTTAAAAAATTTAAAACATAATAATATAATATAATATATTTAAAATGTCAACATCGCAAATATTTAAATTGTTTCAGTTAGTTCTTAAATCACGAACACATTTATTAGAAATGTTAAGTGATAGAGGTTATAATGTATCTGATATTATTAATTTTACAGAAGATGAAATAAAAACTATGCTATATCAACATAATTTAGGTAAATTTGAAACTTTACACGATATCGGACCATTAGATATATTATTAGAAAAAAATCAAGGCACACCACAATTAGAAAAAATATATGTTAAATATCGTCTAGATCCTAAATTTAAAGCAACTACTACATTAACAACGCAAATACACGATATATATGATACAATATTAACAAATAAAGATACATTAATAATTTTAAATGTTGGACGTATTTATGATAAACCTGGTGTTAAAGATAAAGTTGATGAAGAATATGTAAATCATTTATATATAACTAAAAAATATTTTGTTCAATTATTTGGACTAGAAAATTTCTTATTTAATGTAAGTCGTCACGATTTTGTGCCAAAACATCGTATTATATCAAAATTAGAATTACAAAATTTATTAACTCTTTATAATTGCAATATATCAAACTTACCAACTATTAAACGTGATGACCCACAATCAAAATATATAGGATTAAAACCCGAACAAGTATGCGAAATATTAGTAAATAATGTCACATCTGGTATTGCGAAAAAATATCGCGCTTGTAAGTTATAGATATAGATATAGATATAGATATAGATATAGATATAGATATAGATATAGATATAGATATAGATATAGATATAGTTATAGTTATAGTTATAGAAATAGATATATATATAGTTATAGTTATAGTTATAGTTATAGTTATAGTTATGTTATAGTTTTCGTTATAGTTATGTTATAGTTATGTTATAGATATAGTTTTAGTTATAGTTATAGTTATGTTATAGATTTGTTATATCTATATCTATAAAAATTAATTTATGCTGACCACGAATCTGCATTAAATGCAGCAACACCTATATTATTAATACGTTTTTGAAATTCAGCAATTTTTGCTTGTAATGCGATTTGAGCATCACTTTGTATAACATTTTTTATTTTTTCGCCATTCTTTGGTTCAGGTTTAATACCATAACAATTAACACCATATAATAAGTTAGGATCATTTCTGACTAAATTAATACCTGGTGTTCCGCACATATTGCGTTTTGACGGTTCATTATCTTGTAGTGTCTTCCAAGTTGCATATTGAATAGGAAACGCAGCCAATCCGTCTTTAGTCCATCCAACATTACACCAATCAGCACCTTGCTTATGAGCGTCTATTAATTGGTCTATTGTTGCTGGTTCAGCACCTAATGCACCGCAAACACCACCAACATCATCTAGCGTATAAATATTTTCTTTAATATTAAATACTTGCTTATTAGGACTGCTTAATTGTTGCGTTTGTGGTTGTTGTTGTGGTTGTGTAGCTTGTTGTGATACTGCATTAAGCACATTAGAATAATCTCCATTCAAATTTGGAACACTATTACCACTAATTCCACTTGCACCACTACTTACACTATTTTGTAATATACTATTAGATGCAATACCGTTTTGCGTTGGATATGGATTACGAATAAATAATTTACTTGGATTAGAACTTTTACTAACAACAATATAATATACTATAATAATTACAAATAAACCAAATACTGCTGTAATTCCTATAAGTATAAAATTTGGTTCGCCAGTTATTTGAGGATATAACATTTTATATATTTATTTAATATTTAATGTTTATTAATATATTTTTTACTTAACTTTATTATATTAATTATATATTAATTACATATTTTTTTATAATATTTTTTTATAATATTTATTTGTTTAATTTTTAATATTTAATATTTAATATTAGTTTATTAGTTTATTAGTTTATTAGTTTATTAGTTTATTAGTTTATTAGTTTAGTAGTTTAGTAGTTTATTAGTTTATTAGTTTATTAGTTTATTAGTTTATTAGTTTATTAGTTTATTAGTTTATTAGTTTATTAGTTTATTAGTTTATTAGTTTATTAGTTTATTAGTTTATTAGTTTATTAGTTTATTATTTTGTAATTAATTTTTAGAATAATAAAATAATATATATGCATCTCTAGATGATAATACTTCATTAATATCTATTTGCTTAGTAATACTATCATTACATAAAAACCAATTATCTTGAAAATCATTTATTAAATTACGTCCAGCATTTGCTTTACTATAATTTTTTGTATTGTTTTTAATAAATGAATAATAATGACCTCTATTTAATGACCCGCTATGATTAATTATGCCATATAATTCATATGTATGTAGTGTAGAACCGCAATAATTGCGTTTAAGGTCTAGAGTTTGTGGATATTGTATAAATGTATCATTTTTGATTAACATATTATTATGTTGTATATATCGTTTTAGTTTAATAATTAATGTTTTAGGTGGTGTTAATAGTTTTTTATTAATTATATTATTTTCTGTATTCCCGCATCCTTCACATTTATATTCAATACGTTCAATATTAAACATATCATTAATACAATCATTTAATGTAATAGGTGTAATCACTTTTTCAGCATTATCAGCATTATCAGACTTAATAGGTTGTGGTTGTAATTGCGGTATTGCTACACACATAATATCCCCAGGATTAACACTTATCGATTCATATTTACATTTATCGCATATCACACAACTTAATATATAGTAATAAAAGTTTTTAACAAATAAAGAATAATCATTTTTATACCTAAGTTTAAAATGTGTAAGATATGCTTGCACGTATTTTGATTGTTGAGCATATAATTGTGTGTGTGTGTGTGTTTGTGTGTGTGTTTGTGTTTGTGTTGTTTCCATATTAACAGTTGTAGTTTTTGCATTATGTATTTTATCTAATAAGAATGCCATAAATTCGTGCGGGTCATTTTGTGTTCCAGCAAATAAATGTGAAAACCCAGCATAGCGTGTGTTATTGTGTGTTGCTTCTTGTGCTACTGATATAAGTTTATTACAGGTATAAATGCCTACATTGCGTGAATGTAATGTTTGTATAATATTTTTAAAATATAAATATATAAATATGTCATAACAATGGTCTGCCAGGTATAATAATATTGTTTTATCTGATGTAATTATATCTGGGTTATCTAATAACAATTTGTTTATAGAATTTGGGATACTAGACATCCCTAGACTATTTAACTTATATTTATTTATAATTGCTAATAGTTTTATATCATCTTCTTTATAGTTTTCTATAAACATATGGATAAATGGACTAACTGCTAAGCATTGTATTGCTGCATTTAAAAAACAATTATTACCATAATTATTTAAACCTGTTCTGCTAGATGTATTAATGCTTTTTTCGTGTACTTGTTGGGGTGGGTCATCTTGTGTGTGTTGTTGTTCTTGTTTTTCTGAGTATGATATTGCCATAAGTAAATAAATGTGTTGTAAATTGTAAATTGTAATTACTACTTTGCAATTTATAATATAGTATAAAATAATCTTAAAACTTTAACACATAATAACATAAAACTTATATATAAATATATAAATATATAAATATAATTTAAACTAACTATAAATAATATTAAAAAAAAATTGATTGTTAATAATACAATTAATAATACAATTAATAATACAATTAATAATACAATGTCTAATATATTATTACTACAAACCTTAACGCCAATAGCATCAATAACGCCGATAGCATCAATAACGCCGATAGCATCAATAACGCCGATAGCATCAATAACGCCGATAGCATCAATAACCTTTGATGATGATAATAATGCGGTTGCAATTAAAAATGCGGTTGCAATTAAAAATGCGGTTGCAATTAAAAATGCGGTTGCAATTAAAAATGCGGTTGCAATTAAAAATGATATTGATATTAATATTGAAATTAAAAATGTTAATGGATTAGAATATTTAACAACTATACTAGATAATACAATAGATTTAATACTAACGGATCCTCCATATATTATATCAAAAGACACAGGAATGAATACGCATTATAATAAAGTTAAACATAATGAAGAACACACAATTAAATATATAAAAACAGAAACAGAATGGAATACATATAAACTAGATAATAATATACTAGATGATATTAAAAAAAGTAATTATATGAAATATGGCACTATATATGGTAAAAAATATTGTGTTAAAACTGATTATGGTGATTGGGATAGCAATTTTACTTTAGAAATATTAGAAACATTTATATGTGAATATTATAAAAAATTAAAACCTGGTGGTACTCTAATTATATTCTTTGATTTATGGAAAATTTCATTTTTAAAAGATATTATGGATAAATATAAATTTAAGCAAATACGCTTTATTGAATGGATAAAAACAAACCCACAACCATTAAACTCAAGTGTAAATTATTTAACAAATTGTCGTGAAATTGCCTTATTAGGAATTAAAGGTTCAAAACCAACATTTAATAGTAAATATGATAATGGAATATATATGTATCCCCTCCAAGGTGGAAAAAATAGATTTCATCCTACACAAAAAAATATAAATTTATTTGAAGAATTAATTAAAAAACATTCAAATGAAAATGATGTCGTATTAGATACATTTCTAGGCGGTGGCACAACTGCTATCGCGTGTAAAAATACTAAAAGGCATTTTAAAGGTTGTGAAATTTCAACTGAATATTTTGATAAAGTTATGCAATTAATATAATATAATGGGATTATCCTTAAATAAATGAGTGTATATTATTATTTATAGTTTATTTTATTATAATTTTATTATAATTTTATTATAATTTTATTATTGCGAATCTTAATTTTTAATTCATTTATAATAGGTATTACATAGACTGAATAATAATAAATATTTTTATCAAATTCTACTGGATCATACCAATAAGTTCCATTTTTACAATGAATATCATTTTTATCAAATACTTTTTTTTCCCACGGAAACTCAAAATTATAAATTGTATATCGTGTAATATTTTTTGCTGAGTATATTTTGTTTGTTATATCTTCTGTTTTACAAATTTGCCTTTTCTGTAAATTACAATGATTACATAATGGTTGAAAATCATTAATTAATTGTGTATCAATACTTAATACACGCATATCATTATATAAATCGTTTTTATGGTCGCATATTGTAGTTTGAGTGCCACATATAACACACGATAAACTTGTAATCGATTTTTGAATTTTTTTACTAATTGGTCTTTTTTGGTTATTTGTCCTTATTGAATGTACGTATATACCAATTATACCTGAACCCTTATTTATTTCTACAAATGTATTAAGAATATCAGATGGTATTTTATCATCATCATTTTCACTATATAAAGATGGTTGTTTTTTTGAATAAATCACACTATAATTAAATTTCTTATTTGCCCATCTATCACCAACACCATTACCACCCCAATATAATTCTTTATTGTATTTATCTTTTATGTCTTTTGTTGATAATATTTTTGTAAAATTATTAGTTGCTTGTTTAACTAATTCATCTATGCTTAATTTAATATCTTGAGCCATTATGTGTATTTATAATTTATGTAGTATTATTTAATATTCAATTTTATTTGTATTACGTGTATTACGTGTATTACGTGTAAAGATTAGAATTATATTATATATAAATATAAAATACACTTATAATATAGTTTTATTAAATATAAATATATTTAGTAAATAGTAAATAATATTTATATAATGAATAATATAGATAATGTAAATGATTTGCGCAATGAAAATCAATTATTAATGCAATTAAATACTGTGCGCAATGAAAACCAATTATTAACACAAATAAATACTTTACGCAATGAAAATCAATTATTAACACAAATAACAAGATTACAAACACGATTATTAAATACAAATACAAATACAAATACACTACTATCACCACCACACCCGCAAGTGTATTCTGGTATGCCTAGTAATAATAATATTCCTATGCCTAGTAATAATAATATTCCTATGCCTAGTAATAATAATATTCCTATGCCTAGTAATAATAATATTCCTATGCCTAGTAATAATAATAATATTCGACAACCTAGTATTCAAAATATATTACATCAACTATTTACCCAAACAGGAATAGGACATAATTTACCATTTGAAATAGAAATATCTACGATACCAAATGATATATTAAATAATATAAATATTCCAAATAATAATATATCTCTAGCAAACATAAATAAAATTTCAACTATTTTGAAATATGAAGATTATAATAATAATAATAATAATAATAATAGTGCATCCGATAATGATAATAATGATAATAATAATAATAATGATAATAGTGAATCCGATAATGATAATAATGATAATAATAGTAAATCTGATAATGATAGTGAATCAGATAATGATTTGTGCACTATATGCCAACAAATTATAATTGACAATGATATTATTAGAATATTAAATCATTGTAAGCATTTATTTCATTTGCAATGTGTTGATATATGGTTATCTAATAATAATACGTGCCCTAGTTGTAGGCATAATATAAGTGAAATAATACCTCCTAGCAATCGCAATCTAAATAATCTAAGCAATAATAATATAAATATTCCTATATACACACCTACCAGACCTGCACGCATACCAACACAACCAACACAACCGACAATACCAATACCTATACCCATACAAGAACCACAACCGACAATACCAATACCTATACCTATACCTATACCCATACAAGAACCACAGCAACCAAACGTTAGGGTATTTACAGGTAGTTTTCAAGGTATAAATAACTTACATAATGATATTAACAATCTAGTTAGCACAGGCGTACCTCTAATAAATACAATGTTTTCGAGCAATACAGAACCTATATTAAATACATCAAATATACAAAATAATGTAAATTCATTATTTAATAGTATTAATGCAAATCAAATGTTTCAATTATTTAATAATTTAACACAAGCACGGAACACATAACTAACTAGATAAATCACTAGATAAATCACTAGATAAATCACTAGATAAATAACTAGATAAATCACTAGATAAATCACTAGATAAATCACTAGATAAATCACTAGATAAATCACTAGATAAATAACTAGATAAATCACTAGATAAATAACTAGATAAATCACTAGATAAATCACTAGATAAATCACTAGATAACTAACTAGATAAATCACTAGATAACTAACTAGATAACTAACTAGATAACTAGATAATAAAAAAACATAATAATAATAATAATAATAATAATAATAATAATAATAATAATAATAATAATAATAATAATCTAATAATATAATAACCACATAAATAATTTTACAAATGGAATATTTTACATCAGACCAACAAGATATTAAAACTAAAACAAAAAATTGGTGTTATAAATTGCAACAAACAGGTTTTTTATCACAGGAACAATTTTCACAATGTATTAGCACATTTACAGATGCGACAACAGGCATATTACCTAAAGATTTTGATTCCCCATCATCTGGAATAGAACATAATTATAGTTTATATAATACAAAACAACAGAAAAAATTATCATCAAACATTACAACTGATGTTAATAATAGTAATGATAATAACTCAAATGCAATAATGTTAACCTCTAGCGATGGAACTATAATAGCGTGTAATTCACAAAATATTATGTATAGTGTAAATAATATTAATGATTCAACCGTTAAACAAAATGAACTATATTTTATATTAGATAAACAAGCATCAACTACAGATAGTAATACATATGCCATAATTTCACCTTATGGTAAATTCTTATCAATTAATAGTAATCTAGGAGTAAGTTTTACAGGAATAAATGCTAACCCCGCAACGCAATGGAATATTATTAAAATAAATAGTTCTGGTACAACAACTGATAATCAAAATGATAATACAATTATGATTGAACCTATACAATATAAAAATTATCATTTAATATATGATACTGAAACCCAAACATTACAAACTAAATATGGTATATCTAGTAATACAGAATGGTTAATGACTAGCAAACCATCTAATAGTGATGATACTATGGATAATAAAACTAATAGTATAAATAATAAATATACATTATCTAATAAAGAAATAATATTTAATATTTATGATATTAAAATTAAAAAAATATGTATAACAGAATTAATAAATACATATAAATTATTAATAAATAAAATTACAACACAATATAATGCTGTTATAAACCTTATTAAAAAAACGTATCAGAATACCGACACCAATACAGACACGAATGCTAATATAACTATTAGCACAAATATTGAAGATTTATGTGATAATCTTACTACAATACAAACAAATCTTACTACAAATATAGATACAAAATATATTAAACCTTTACAAGCATTATTAGATGATATAATATTAAGAGAAAAAAAAACAAATTATGATGAGTATATATCAACATTACAATCTGAATATGATATAATAGATAATAGTATAAAACAAAATAGCTTAATAATAGACCGGCAAACACGCACAAATAATGCATTAAATAACACATATAATAATACTAATACAAAAGATAAACGCTTACTGAATAATGATAAAATTATTAGTGTTAATTCTGATATTGTTAATAATATGAATACACAATACAGTTATACATTAAAATTATATCCATTATTTATATTAATATTAATTATATTATTAATATATCTAATTTACATAACAACACAAAAATATATTAATAATATAATGTAAAATAATAGACATCTGATAGAAATTGGATGACTGATGACTTATTTATGGTTTAGTAGAATATGTATATGATGCATATGCTAATAAAATTGCAACAAATAAATATGCTACATAATATAACGGGCTACCATCATTAAGTTGTAGACTTTTATTTAAAAAATATTTACAACATTCATTACCTGCAAGAGCACTAAAAATTACTAAACCAAGCACAATCCACATTTTACTATTATGTTGAGATGCATAATTTTGATTTGATAAGGTTCCATCAGTAAAACCTTCAGTCTTAACTGTTGCTGCGACTGAATTAGGCGATGGTACAGCAACTGTATTTGGCATAGTTACCTGTTTAACAATGTGCCCGTTGCTTGTTGTAGTAGTTGATACTGTTGTTGCGGGAACTAATACCATAGATGGTTGTGTTGCGTGCGGTTGTTGCTGTTGTTGATAATGTTGCGTTTGTTGAGTTTGTTGAGAACCATATCCTGATTGCATACCCGTATTATTATATTGTTTCTGTACATTATTTTGCGTACCATATGGCATTCCCATACTAGATGCAGATACACCCATACCCATACCCATATCACCTTGCATATTAATATTATTTGAATTTAATGGTGATACTGTTTCACACGTATCACACCCATTGCCAAGTTCATAGAATACCATTTTAAAATTTATAATTTATTTGTAAATATACTTAATATTATAATATATTTTATTTTTTGTTTTTATTATTATTGTTATAATATATTTTATTTTTTAGATTTATTGTTATTTTATTTTTTAGATTTATTGTTATTTTATTTTTTAGATTTATTGTTATTTTATTTTTTAGATTTATTAATATATATATATATTAATTATAAATAACATAAAATAACAATAACAAACAACACAAACAACAAAACACATACATACAGACATAATATGATTTTTCATAGAAGCACACCTAAAGCGACTAAAAACACTCACACCGTACAGAAGAAGAATCATAATAATAATAATATGGTGAAAAATATAACACTAAAAACTGCTTTGCATCAAATGCATAAGCAAACAAAAGTGCGTAATGTTGTTAAACATCATAAGCACACACTACGGAAAATGAGACAACATACACGTATAATAAAAGGTGGTGTCAGAATACTACCTAATTTTATTAAGTCTATATTTCTTCCTAAAAAACGTGTTGAGTATAAATTATTGCAAAACCCTAGAACAAGTGCTAGTGCTAAAATTAAACCTAGTGATAGCCCTAGCACTGAAACTAAACCTAATACTGTTTTTACTTATTATACTAATGATAAAAAAAATAGTCCAATAAATAATGGTGATGAGTTCTTTATTGTAATAAACACTAGTAAAACTAATGAAAATCCTGCTTTAAACGATGACGATGAAATCACTATAACACTACATTATAAAATAAATCATAACTTTATTAAGGGAAGCATAGTATCACACGGAGTTATAAGTAATCAGTATACTATTATAGGAGACACAACAATGATATTCACAAGGTACGATAGTGCAGAAGGAGCAAATGTGGTTGAAGAAAAAATTATCCTTATTAATGAAAAACGTAAGATCTTTCCCCCATTATTGATATGTAATGATACTAATCCTCCGTATTATTACTATGATACATTTAAAGTAGCACGTGCAAATATAAATATATTTACTAATACTGATGACAGTTTTATAAAAGGTAGTAATATTCCTACAACATCTTTTAGTGTTACTATTAAAATAACATTATATAATATTTCAAATACCACTATTACTGGACGCAACACAAGTGCCACACCTATACTAATCGCAGAAATTTATAACGAAAACATTACACTTACAAAAGTAGACACAATTACAGACGAATTAGACATTATTAATTTTGTAAGAGAAACATCCATTAATAATAACAACAAACCCCCTACATGTAGAGCATTAATAAAAAAACACGAAACAACAAAACCGATTACGATTACATATTTAGATTATTTAAAACAAAATCTCAGTATGCCAGAAACTGAGCATGCAATGCTTAGTCGTATGAATACAAATATAAAATTTTATTATTGTGCATTTCTTCTTGCCGTAGAATATAATAATGGACAAACACAAAGTAAAGGTGAACGTAGTACTAGCACTGATATAATAAAACCACAACAGGCACACCTAGCATATTATTTAAATAATATAGATAAAACACATTCTACATTATCTGTTATGCTTATAATGCATATACTATGCGAAGATTTTACATTGATTATAAGTAAAGACACAGTAGAAAAAATATGGTCTAATCGGGGATATGCTACTGTAAACGAATTGTCTTTTGAATTTGCAAATAAAGATACAGATACAGATACACCTAAAACAATAACAATAATATCAAATAACAAAGCTCATTGTAATAATTATAAATTTATTTATAAAGTCGAAGGCTCAACCAAAATAAAAGAGACATATATTATTGGAGTGGAATCAACATTTAACATAACAGATGATGACTGCAAAAAACTAGTAGCAAATACACCTAATAAAACGCTTATGACTATTACAATAGCTAATGTAGACGATGAAACTATTACATTTAACAACACTATTCTTGATTCAACAGAAGTTTTCACAATAATACCTAGCACACAGTATATAGCATTATTAAAGATGTTTAATGACGAGTTTCGCGTTTCCCCTGACCCACCAGTTAACCCTGTCCAAGCAACACTATCTACATCTACATCTACACCTATACTTTCACCTACACTTACATCTAAAACACATACACCCGGTAGTAGCTCTATAAGAGCTGGTTTACATCAAACACAAACTGCAAATAAACTAATAAAATATACATCTATATATTATAAATTAACATCATTTTCTAAGAAAAATGAAAATGATTATATAATCTATATTGAAATAGTAATAGATAAAAATAATACATCAAATCCTGAAAAACTTAGAATATATTATACATCACAAACGCACCAAACAACACAAACACCCTTACGACTTATGTTTGCACTTAATTTTAACTATGAATATAATCAAAACACACGTATGGAAGAATTTGAACACGAATATATGAAAATTTTGTTGACTAAATTAGGAATTAGTTTCAACGAAATAAGAGACGATGCGAAAGCATTTAACAAATCTGGAAAAGATACGCGATTTACACCCGCGCGCAATAATCAGAAAGCAGTTAAAGCATTTCAAACACAAACATACGGACAAACACAGCAACAAACACACACAAGACCACTTATAACATTACCAAAAGATAACATTTTTAAGTTTAATATTGGTAATGGTAAAAGTAAACATCGCAATAATACTTATATGTGGGAGATGGTATTGCACACAGTTTATAATAAAACCGTTAGCAAGCCAGTAAAAAACGCCCAGGACTTTATTGTGTTGTTAGAACAGATTTGCGCAATAAACACACGCTATAATCTTTATACACACAAAAGTCCTATTCTTATCGATTTAACTATAAATAATGACACGCAACAGAAGCAATTAAAAATTGAACTTATAGACACTGATAATACAAAAGAAATTGCACATATTAATAGTTTATAATTACATATAATTACACCAACCAACAAGAAAAATAAGCATTATTTCATATTCCTTTTTAGACGATATAATTGAACCTTTACAGGATTGATGATATTTGACACCAATTTATTTTTACACACACTAGGGATATCATTTTTTATGCCTGTTTCAAACTTAAAATCTCTTTTAATTTTTTCAGGTCTATCTTTATTCTCTATAAAATAATTTACTAATTTTAGCATTTTATTAGTAGTGCCAATAAAATTGTAGGTTGGGAATTATATGAAGATATTAAAGGTGGTAGAAACACCGATAATATAATTGAATTTTATAATGATAATGATAATATTAAAAACAAATATACTAATCATTTATTAATAATGGATAATGCAGTTATTCATAAATCACAAAGAATAACAGCACTTATTACAAATAGTAAAAATCATTTTTTATATACTGTTCTATATAATCAATAAATAAATGCTATAAAAGAATTTTTTAGTTAATTAAAACATTATATTACATCTTTGCACATTTAAAATGCCGATTTTTATAAAAAAAAATTATTAAATTATAAATTATTACACCATTTAACATTTACAACGCCGTTTTTATAATTTATAATTAATATATATTTTAATTATTTTAATTATTTTAATTATTTTAATTATTTTAATTATTTTAATTATTTTAATTATTTTAATTATTTTAATTATTTTAATTATTTTAATTATTTTAATTATTTTAATTATTTTAATT